CTTTCCATAGTAGTCGCCGCCCTCGCCGGTGAACGACCCAACGAGAAGATCGAGCATGTCCTTCGCAGTCTGCAGCGCACCGAGAAGCGTCCCTCGAACCGCACCAGCAATTCTCACCACCGAGTCGTGGAAGGACTCGCAGTTCTTGAATAGCAGGAAGAACGCAGTGGACAAGATGGCAACGGCGATCCCGACGGGACCTAGAGCGACAGATGCAATTGCACGAATAGCGATGAAGACACCCGGAATGCGGATCAGTGTCTTGATCAAGAATCGTGCAAGTTTCTCGATCCTGGTGAACACCGTTCCACCACGAGCCATTGTCTTCGCCAGAGCGGCGGCTGCTCCCTCGCCTCGGAGGAGCGCGCCGGCACCTGTGGTGAAGATGGAGAAGATGTTCTTGAGAACGGTAAGTCCCAGGAATCGCGCAAGAAGTGGACCGAGGATGAATCCGAGCTTGATCGCGATGCCGGCGAACAGCGCCAGTGCAGAGCCCAACCCGAAGAAGATCGCAATGAACTTCTGCAATCCCTCGGGGGCATTGTTGAAGATGTTGACCATACGGGTGAGCATGTCCACGAACTTCTTCATGATCGGAAGGAAGAAGGAGCCCACCGTGATCGCAGCGGTCTCTAGTGAACCCTTGAGTTGCTCGATGGCGCCGTTGAGGTTGTCCAAACGAGTAGCAGCCACGGATGCCGCCGTGACCTTGCCCATCGCCGTTGCCATCTTGTTGTATCCATCCGCACCCTGGTCTGCGAACACGGAGGCGGCACGAATTGCATCCGAACCGAACAGGATGTTGAAGGTGTTGAGCTTCTGCTCTTTGGTCAAGTTCTTGGTGGACTTCGCTAGAACACCCTGGATCTCCTGGAAGGACTTGGCGTTTCCACTCGCATCGAAGAAGTTGTTGGATAGGACGCCTAGATCTAGACCCATCTGCTGGGCGAGCTTTGCAGCCTTGCCGGTTCCCTTGTTGGCCTGCCCCGATGCCACAATGTACTTCTCAAGGGCCGCTAGAACGTCGTTGTAGTTCCTAGAGACCGGCTTGATCCCCTTCTCTGCCAGCTTCGCCATGTTGGCGCCGGATGCAACGGAGACTAGGCCTAGCTTCTTGAACAGATCGATCTGCTGCTGGGTGGTCGGGATAAGGTTGGTCAGGAAGGTCTTAATGGATGTGCCGGCATCGGAGCCCTTGATTCCGGCCTGGCCCATCTCTGCGATGGCGACTGCCAGGTCGTCGAACTTAAGGCCGGTCAAGGCTGCAACGGCGCCAGACTGGGCAAGCGACATACCAAAGTCTTCGACGTCAATTGCAGAAGCATTGGCTGCGCCCGAGATCAGGTCTGCCACGTGCGGCATGTCATCGCCAGCGAGCTTGAACTGGTTCAGCGCGTTGGCGGCGATCTCAGCGGCACGCGGGAGGGCGATCGATCCGGCAGCCGCCAGATTTACTGTTGCTCGCGCTGCACCATTTAGGATGTCCTCGACCGAGACACCCGCCTTGACCAAGTTCTCGATCGCCTCTGCGGCGTCGGACGCAGAGAACACCGTGTCCTTGCCGAGCTGCAAGGCCACCTTGCTAAGAGCCTTCATCTGCTCGGCAGTAGCACCGGACACAGCCTCGACGCCCGACATGATCTGCTCGAAGTTCGCGGCAGAGTGGATGGCGAGACCGAGTCCGGTGCTACCGGACGCTCCGATAGCGATCAGCTTGGTGGCGAGCCGATCAAGCGAATCTAGGCGAGACTGCACGACCCCGAAGAATCCTTCGGCAGCAGTCTGGACGATGGCGAAGCCAGCGGCACCCTTGGAACCGTCGATGACGATGCGGCCCTGCGCCGTCCCTAGGTTGTAAGAGCTCACCGGCTTCCTCCTACAGAGTCATTGGTGTCCGTCGCCCTCGCCCACTTGCATGGCCGGCAGGATCGGCGTACATCTGAGCCTCTTGCTCGGAAGATGCCTCGGGGATCCACTTCAGCAGGATCCTCTTCCGTTTTGCCTCGCTCGCCTTCTCGTCCTTCTCCTGTACTGCATTCAGCTCGTTCTCTAGCGAAGTACCGAAGTACTCAATCGCCGAGTCCAAGCAGTAGGCCGCGATGGGATCGTCGACGGCCATGAGCTCGCTAGGCCGGCAGCGCCACGTCTTGGACTGGACGAACAGCTGCCACATCCGCAGCGGACTCCTTACGAAACTGCTCGATGTCGCGGGTCCCACCCACGACGAAGTTGAAGATGAACGTCTTGTCCTCGAGAGCCACTCTGTCGCTGTAGAGGAAGTGATCGTAGTCGCGCTGCTCCTCCGGGATGATGTTGCCCTCGTCGTCCTTGTAGTAGAGACACTTGGGCTCCTGGACGCAGAAGGAGGTGACGCGATCGAAGGCGTCAAACATCTCCACCATCTTGGCAGGATCGGCCATGGCCTCGTCGCGCATCTTCTGCACGGCCGAGTCCACATCCCTCTTCTTCTTGGAGTTACTCTTCCCGTTCTGAACGGCGACCTGAGCCGCCTGCAGAAGTGAGTTCGGGAGGATGCCGGCTGCGAGGAGCTCCGGAAGGCCAGGCCTGGTGATCAGGCACACATTACCTGAGGGGAGCTCGAGGTCCTCGCCGCGAGACTGTCCCCAGCCAGCGGCAGTGGAGCGAGCCTTCTTGCTCGCCCTCTTCTTCGGGGTGTTGCTGGAGTTTGCCATCCTATGTGGTCCTCTCCGAGTGCTGTGTTACGACTCGTCGATATCGACTGCCGTCTCGTTCTGGACGAACTTGAACAGGTCGTCCGTGGAGTAGTTCCCGATCGCGGTGCCGTCGGCCTTGGAGATCCAGAACGCGCCGTCCGCCATGTCACCCGTGATGGAGCCAGTGACCTTGCAGCGAGGCAGCACGGCGTGGAAGTCTCCGCCGCTCTCCGACATCGACTGCCCCTCAACCTGGAAGGTCGGACGGGCGTCGGTGGACTTCTTGGTGAATGTCTTGACTTGTGCAGGAGTGGTGCCGGTGCTCGCGACCGTTCCGCCGGTGAGGGCAGCCAGCGCCTCCAAGGAGACACCGCCGCTCTCTAGCGACCAGTTCACGGCCGGACCCTTCCCGCGTGTCGCCACGTCCCGATCGTCGCCGCGGAGCGTCTCGAAGTCCTCGGTCTCCTCGAAGGAGAGCGTCTGGGCGTTCGGGAGGTCCACGGCAGTGCCGAGGGTGCCGTTGGTGTTGGGCGTCAGCTTGACGTCACGCAGACCGTATGGCAGCGGGGTCTCCGTAAGTGGCACGCCGTTCACCTTCCTTCGTGTAGGCGGGGTCTCTGAACTTCTTGGTCTCCAGGAGATCACCCGTCTGGGCTGAGAAGCGGTGGATGATTACCACTCCCCGTCGGGCTCCGCAGCGCTCAGACCTACACTTGACCTCAAGGACTCGATCCGAGAGGATCCCGTGTAGGATCTTGTTGTCACACCGGAGCTCGATTGCCACGTTTGAAGCCTACCCTGTCGGCTCGTCGTCGGGCAGGTCGTCGGCGTTTACGCGCCACACGGCAAAGTTGCCGTCCAGCTCCGCCAGGTAGTTGATCACGGTCTTGGGCTCGTGGGTCACGTCCAGAGTCCAGGAGTTGAACTTGTCCCAGACCAGATCATGCTCGACCTTGACGCCGAGCTGATCTTGGACCTCTTTGACCAAGAGCTGTCGGCTATGCACCGACGGTCCAAGGTACTTAGCCAGGATGCGCTCGCCCTGACCTCTGATCTGCCGAAGGTCGGGGGAGGAGGACTGGTGATAGGGGTCCACCGGCTTGTTCGGGTTCACATGGAAGTCCGAACCGTCGTGGTCCAGAATAGAGCCAGGGCCGGCAGGCTCGTCACCCTTGGGATGGGTGATAGTCTCGTCCAGCTCTTCGTCGTCGTCAGGCATTGAGCTTCCTTCCGGTGGCGGTGAATGCCTTCATCTTGCAGTTGGTCCCGTACCCATCGTCGAAGAGATCCGGGCTGTCGTTGTCCCACGTCATGCAGGTTAGCCGCCATCCGTCGTCAACCACGTCGAATGTCCGGTCGAATAGTTCCTGCACCAGCTCGAGGATGTCGTCGATCTGGATGTACGATCCCTTAGCGTCGTGCACCCACACCTCGATTCTACGCTGGCCCGAAGCTACTGGAGTAGGGAAGTTTCCAGAGATCCGGATGACTCCGAAGGGTAGTTGTGGAGCAGCGTCTATTGAAGAAGCCTGGAACCAACGGTCTGCAGGAATCAGCGCCGTGATGCCGGGGTCGTTGATAATGAGGCCATGGATGACGGTGCGCATCTCAGATCCTGTCCAGTAGACGCTCGAAGTCCCGCATGACCTTCGGTCCCATCGCGTCGATGGTGGGCTGAATGATTGCGAACTTCCCGTCGAAGCGAATCTCGAGATAGATGCCGTAGTCCACCTGATGGAACAGAACGATGCCGACCTCGTCTCTGTCCCTATACGCCCGTGCTGCGAGCCCGTTGCGGGCATTGCCGGTACGGTCTGTCCAAGGGGCGTTGATCTTCATGTAGTTCTCGATCTCAGGTGCGTCGCGCTGGGCGATAATCTCAGCCGCCCGCATCGTCCGCTCTTGTCCTCTGGAGAGTCCGCTCTGCAGCTGTTGTCCGTGGATCACAATGCCGGCAATCTCACCTGCATAGTCAACAGCAAAGTCGTCGGCACCCATCATGGTCTCCGATCGGTGATGTTGACGTCGGCCTTGATCTCGTAGTCAGGCTTGTCATGGATCTCGGTGATCTCCCACCAGGTACCACGCCAGGCGAAGATGTCGTACCGCTCCACGTCTACGTCGAGACCTGCGAGCAGAGTGTATGGGGGAATGGGGCGGTGCCCGTCCACCGTCTTCATCTCCTCCACGGCGTCTGTACGGGGAATCATACGGACGGTCTGCGGCGACATCGGGGACTGGGAGGTCGATTGGATGAATCCGCCGGCACCGTCCGTAACCTTGTCCGAACGATAGAGCTGGATCTCTTCGGGGTCGGCAAGAATGAAGGAGGCCGTGATAGCCTCCTGCATCGCGAGCTCCGCCGCGTTCATCAGCTCTCTCGAACGATGGGCCGAGTGGTGGCCGCCAAGGAGTTGTCCTCCGGCGTACTGTCCTGCCCTGCATAATGCTGAGCCATGGCGAGGGCACCCTTGTAAGCCTGGGACATGTTCCGAGACGAACCCGACTCCGAGACGTCAACGAGGGTGGATAGGGCACTCGCCTTCTCCGACCAGACAGCCGCAGCGGCAGCGTTGATCCCGAGCTCGTCGATCATGTCGTTCAGGACCACATCATCGTAGACGGTCGTGTCCGCCCCTAGGGCGGTCATGCGCCGTAGCGCGAGGATCTCGTCGGGTGTCGCCATGAGGGTAACTCTACCTCGGAGACGCAAGGAGCGGACGGCTCGCGATGTTTGCACGAGCCGTCCGCTACTGAGCTGGATCAGGCGTCCGCGGAGTCATTCTCCCGAAGCCGCTCGATCAGCTCAGCCTTGTTGCCGGAGTGTGCGAGGTCACGCTTCTCCAGCTCTTCGGCGAGCTGGGCGTTCGTCCACTCGTCGTAGTTGTCCGCCTCGACCTCGGGCTCCTTGTCGTGACCGGCGATCTCAGTGACATCCACGAAGCCTTCGACCTCGTCCGAACCGTCGCTGAGGCCAGCTGCGAACTGCTGCACAGCCTTGCGTGCAGATCCGTCGTTCTCGCCGGTGCGCTCGGCCTCGTCGAGAAGCCACGGGCGCTGATGCAGATAATGCAGATCGTCGTCGCTCAGATCACTGAAGTCCACCTGACGTGCCATTTCAACTCCATTTCCGAGACCCACCCGGTCACCGTCCAAGGCAGCCAGCGACCGGGTGGGAGCTCCTCAGGCGAAGGTCGGAGCGGAGTAGGACCCCGCCGTGATCTTCATGACCACGGCTCCGCCGCGCTGGCGGATGCCAGTGCCGAAGCCGCGCTGGTAGAAGCTGTCGATCAGCGGATAGTCGGGGTTGGGCCCCTTGACCAGCCGCAGACCGCGCAGCGACGTGTTGAGGTGCTCACGCAGACCCACCGGGTTGTTCAGGTTGGCTGCGCCACCCGAGCCGATAAGGGCCATGTAGCCCGGAGGGAACGTGTCGTCCTCGACGACCAGCATGTAGCCGTACTTGCCGATCACGTTGAGGCCACGGTACGAGCTAGACGGCTGGGTGCCGCCGAACAGGATGACCGTGCTGTCGAGGAACTGTGCCGGCTGGCCGGTGGCAGGGATGAAGTCGAACGTGTCCCCGTCGGCGACCCGGAACTTGCGGATGAGCTTCGCCTCGCTGGAGTTCACGAAAAGGACGTGCGTGACGCCGTTCTCCGCGGAGTAGCCGTGATGGCGAAGGTGCTCATACATGTCGTCCAGGTCGCCAGAGACGACCGCCGTCGCGCCGGACGCGAGGTAATGCGTGTGCGTCCCGTCGAAGGTGTTGGACTTGTACGTCGGCGGCACCGTGCCGTCGTTGTTGTACAGCGCATAGACGTTGACGTCCTGGCCGTTGATGTCCGCCACCCGGTTCGCCGGGTTGTACAGCGCGTCCATCACCTTGTTGAAGACCAGACGGTTGTCCGCCTCCAGCGCCATGGCGTTGATCGCCGTGACCTGAGACGACGGGGCCTCTGCGAGGAACTTCCAGGTGAAACGAGCCGACAGGTCGTACCACTCGAAGTCGTATCCGAGATTGAAGTACGCGCCGGACGGACGTGCTCCACGCGGCTCGCCGTACTCGGACGCCTTCTCGAAGTTCGTCGTGGAGACCTGAGCAACACGGTCGATCAGATTCGTCACCGGGAAGGTGAGCAGGTCCACGACGACCTGGCGATTGGCGTTCAGAAGCGCGACAGACGCCTGGAACTCGTCCCAGATGTTGTTGAGATCGAAGCCGTCGACCGTCTGAGTGAGGATGTCGCCGGCAGCATTGTAGCCGCCCTCCGCACCCACCAGCGTCGGCCAGATGCCGAGGTTGCGAAGATTGACCAGCGCCATGCCGGCCTTCGCCTTGTTGGAGACCGCGAGACCGTCGATGGTCAGGAGCTGAGAGGTGCGCATCACATGCTCACCTTCAGCCGGTCGGTCTCGATGGCATATCCGCACCTTGCGGAGCCTGCCGAGAAGCCCGAGCCCGAACCGGGCTGAGCGCCGGTGCCGGACGCGCCGACGGCCAGAGCACCAGTGGTGCCGTCCAGCCAGTACGCACGTCCTGCCGTGAGCGCGGTCGCGCCCATGTCGATCTCGGCAAGCGAGAAGATGTCACACTGCGCGCCTGCCTTGCAGTTGGTTCGGTCGAAGATGGCGACGCCGATGATGCCTGTCGTGCCGGCTCCCACCACTGCCTTGCCGCTGGAGTTGATTCCCATCCCGAGGACGGTGTTCCAGGAGCCGGAGGTAATGGTCGCATTGAGAATGGCACGAGTGACACCAACCGCGCTGTGGGTCTTGTCCACACGAGGCATGTGCCTGTCCTTTCAAGCAGTGGTCAGTGCGAGTGGAGAGCCGGATACTTCTTCTTGAGCTCGGCTTCTCGCGTCGCGCGGTCCTGGTCAGACCCCTTGGCCGGAGGCTTGCCCGAACGAGGGGCAGGCTTCTTGTCGTCCTTGGAGTCCTTCTCGTCCGCCGACTTAACCAGATACGGCTTGTCTGTGGCCAACCGCTTGATGGCGGCCACGAGCGCGTCCGGGTTGGACACCTCGCCGGTCTTGTCGTCGAACTTCACCTCTGAGAGATCGACCAAAGAGAGTGCAGTCTCCTGATCGTGCCAGACCACGGTGTCGTCCGCCAGGAAGGTCGTCTTGATCGTGAGTCGCCTGATGACCTCGTCTTTCTTGGCGATGGTCTCGTCTCGCTTGGCGAGATCGGTCTGCGCGTTCTCCAGATCCGACTTCTCCTTGCGCTCCGCCTCATCCACCTTGGCCTTCAGTTCATCCCGCTCACGCTCTGCCGCCTGACGAGCCGCTACGTGTCGATCCTTCTCTTCGGTGAGGGCGGCGATCTTCTTCTGGGGATCACCGTCCTTGGACTCGTCCTTCTTGGCTTCGGCCCCACCGTCGCCAGTCTTGGACCCATCCTTGTTCTCGTCGCTGGCGCCTCCAGCGCCAGCTGCACCTGCACCCTCGCCTTCCCCCTCTGCTCCGAGCAGATAGGGGACGAGAATGCCGGTCTCGACGAGCTGCTTGAGGCTCAACCTCGTGCACTTCATCTGGATTCCTCCTGGAGCTTGCCTTGGTGTTGGAAGTTTACCCTACTCCGGTGATTGCGCGCAACGCCTTGCTTATGCTGGCGCTCTCTCCGATCAATCCGTAGGCATATGTGGCTGCTGCCGCTCCAGCGGCATTCGCAGCGAAGCCCTTTAGCTGTCCGGTGTAGACCGAAGCGAATGAATCCGTCTCGGAGAACACACCTTCGTCTGCGACTCGCGTCATGTAGCGGTCGTAAGCCCCAGATCGAAGCCGCTTCTCGAATGTGCTAGCGTCTGCAGTGACCGTGGTAATGAAGCAGAAGCAATGCGGGTGTGGCTTCCCAGGGACATTACCCTTCTTGAACACACCCCGCCCGATGTCGTCGTGGTTCTTGTCTGCATACTCGTTGCAGATATCGAGCTTCGGATGGCTTCCCGAGAGATTCCACTTGTATCCTTCAACCCAAGGCATCTCTCGAGTGTACCGGATGGACGTAAAGTGGAAGGCGTTGTTGATCTCGGTGCGCGCCAGACGCGTAGCGTTGTATGAGATGCCACCAGGGACACCGGGATTGATAGTAGAAGACACTGCACGAGCGAAGTCTCTGGCGTTCAGACCGCGTAGAAGCGCCTTGGAGACCTCGCGATTGATATGTGCACGCGACTGGAACCAGTTCTTGTAGATGCGATCGGACAATGGATGCAGATTCTCGCTGCGAGAGACGAAGGAGTCTACGCCGGCAGCCGCTTGTCGGGCGATCATGCGACG